GCTTGCCATCAGAAGACTTACTCTTGCTAAACCAGTCACGCAAAGAAGAATCACCACTTTTGTTCCCCTCTTCGACTCGTTTCTTCTCAGGAAGTCCTTTATGTTTTGTAGAAGCATAGTCCTTCACGTCGGACTTGGACATGGAGGAAGCAGCTTTGGCAACCTCAGGCGAGGACGCTTCCCCCGTTTTCTGAGCTCGTCTAACAAGTCCCATAAACCTTTGTTGCGCTTTTGATTTCGCTTTTTCTTGGAGTTGCTCATCAGAATTCCCTCCGAAGACATCATTATATGTAGGTGGCATCTTAGACATTTCCTTCATCGCCATTTTGTTTGCAGTTTTATGCATGACCTCTATGTCACGCTTACCGTATAATCGGTTCCAGCGTTTTTTACCCTTCTTCATACCCCTAATATATTTCTTAGCGGTCTGATTTATTGCGGGTGGAATTGAAGAATCACCGAAACCTTGTGCCATATCAACCGCCGACGACTTGAATCTCTTCGACGACTACTGCTTGACCAGTTACAGCAATCTTTACTGCTCTTTGAATCAGTGCCTGATTGCCGCTATAAGCGTAAGTGTAATCAGCTGAAGCAGCAGAAGAGTCCACATCAGTTGTGATTGTGTTGCCAGTAACCGCCGTAACTTTCTTTCCAACGGTGCCAGCAGATAAAAATTCACTGCCAATAGCAGGGGAAGTTGAGTCATCTACTACTGCGATGTAATCTCCTACAGAAAAATTGTGAGTGGTTGCAATTTCACCCAGGTTATGTCCTGTAGTATAAACAGCAGTTGCCGAATCTGTTGCTTTTAAAATTCTTGCATTGCCAGGTTTTGCACCTTTAACGAGAAGTGCCTGGTCTTGAATAAGAGTGATCGCAGGACCATCGCTAAATGCAATGGTTGCATCACCAGCGGTTGCAACTACGCGATAGTATCCAGTCTGAACTGTCTGATACTCTGTAGCGCCAGCAGCAACACTGTTTGTGCTGAGAACGTTTAATACTGTCATGTCGGGTTAGTTCGAGTCAGTATTATTTATCTCCTTTTGTTTCTTTAACATCTTTTGGAGGTCCGCAGTACTGCCAATAAACATCGTGTTATTAACAGTAGACGGTCCAGATTTCTTTTCTTCAGCATCCAAATCCTTCATTTTCTTTTGCAAATCAATCAACTTATCTGCTGTGTCTGCTACGTTTTTGATAAGTTGACCTGCAACTTCATAAGCACGAGGATGATCTGACGCTCGTGCCACATCAAGTATGCCATCTACTGCCTCCTGTCCTTTCATTACTAGATTGTGTAACTGAGCACGAGTAGTCTCGTAGTCTTGTTTGACATCCTCAGTTTCAGTTTTTTTAAGAGTAGGTTTCACTTTCTCAACATGCTTCTGGAGTTCAGTTGGTTCTGTTCCAAAAGCATCGTTAAGTCCTTCAAATGGATTTGCCATTAGATTGCCTCGTCAGCTCCGCTTATGGGATTACGTTTCTTGAGATCTGTAAACTCTGCCTTCAGTTCACCGAAACCGAAGTCGTCATCACTATCTAGGAGAGTATTGTCTGCTTCAGTGATTAAGTAAACATTTGCACCACTTGCGTGTGCTGCAGCGGCAGTTCCTTCATGACCTCTGATAACAGTGAGATTGTTACCAGATTTCTTACTGACTCTAATTAGTTCAGTGTCAATGTAGATATTAGCAAACTTGGCAATACCACTAGCATCAGCAACTGCGATGAGATTATCATCAGTATCAGTTGCCGAACTCAACGTAGTTACGACAACACCATCTCTGTCTTGGAGAGAAGTTGGCGTAGTAGTATAACGTACTTCTCTTGGTGCTCTGTTGACGTTTGTATCTGTATAGTAGTCGGTAATAACCTTTTTGATGATCTTTGCATCGGTAACAGGACCGTACAGATATGTCTTACAAGTAAATTGCAACGTATAGATGATTGCTCTGCGTGCAGCAAATTCACCTTCATAAGTGTCTTCGTAGTCAACACTTGTTAAAGTTACAGGAACATCCTTTACCTCATCTACATCAGGTAAAATCTTGACAGGTAAGTTGTAGTGAGGTTGGAAAAATGGAAGAATCTGCTCAAGAATCTGCAGACCATCTTCCTGATTCTTGGAGATGATTGCTAACTCAAATGACAGGTTATAAGGAACGGGCATATACACGTTCTTATTCTCGTCATTATCTTTCTTGAATTTAATTTTCTGAGTTGGAGATACCTTCCTGGTTGGATCATAGGAGATGCCATTGATCTCAAACGAAATTCTAGGAAGAGTGATCTGTACTCTTTTGTTCGTAGGGTCTGGGTTTTGGTCGAGACGCGCCAGAAACTTTTGTTTTGGACCATATGCCAGAGGCACTTTCATGACCTCAGTCGAACGACGAAGTTCGATGTTGTTGAACAAAGTTCCAAACGCAACAACAGTCTTTCTAAAAATCTCGTGGTATGAATATGTGCCTAACATCAGATTGTAGTATCAGTAGTTGAACCTATAGTACCGAAAGGATTACCCTCGGAGAAATCAATGATATCGTCATCAGCAGTTTCAAAGGAGAAGTTCTGGTCGATGGTATCAGCAGTATTAACGTTATTTAGTGTATTGTACGATGCAGTAGTCCAGGCAGCACCTGAAGTCTGACCTGTGACAGTTTCTGGGATTGTAAAGATTCCAGATCGGTTATAGACTTGTAGTTGTCTATTTGCAGAATCCCATGACTTAACTTCTGCTGTAACGTTAGATGTTCCACCAGCAACAACCTCACCAACAGTAAAGTCGTTTGTACCACCAAGAGCGAAGTTGACAGTGATAGCATTGGCGAATGTAGTCTCGATAGCATCGATCTCTGTAACACCAGTGTCGAGTGCTTCGTCTGCGTACTCGAAGAGTTCGCATTGACATTCCCAAACATAACCCTTACCAAGTTGATAGAAGGGACGTTCTGCCTCAACAAACTGAATCTCAAACAAGTGTTTTGTCGCAGGGAACCAGATCAGATCTCCTTCATTAGGACGACCCTCTACATTCAGAGTTGCGTTGTCATCTACTGCTGATGTAAACTTCTCTCTAGAGAAGATGAATGTAGTCTTGTCTTCAATACGAACACCAAACTTACTGAGAAGTTCTCCTTGTCCTTCCCATCCTTCTACGTTATTGACATATGCACGAACAGCAAGTGCTTGTGTAAATCTACTGTTCTCCACCTCACCTAGAATTGTATCCCTATTAACATAAGTTCTGGGTAGATAATAGATGTCCTGACCATAGATCTCAATACTTTCTACGATCAGATTTTCAATAAACTTCTGTTCTTGAGCAGAAGAGTTTGCTTTTAATAGGTTTGTATGATTACTAAAAACGTAATCTTGTGCTGGTGAGTTTTCAAATGCCATATTAGCCTACCAGGTCCATAGGAGGAATTTCGTACTTGGAG